TCAATCTATAAATGTAACATTATCTTTGCCAAAAATCTCAATAACTCTTTTACCAAATTCCTCATCGGATAATTCACTATTCTCTATAGGCTCACCTGTCTGTTGGACCTTTGGCTCCTCCTGAGAAGCGCTTTCCTCTCTTACAAACCCTTTAATAATTATGTCCACATTGGAAACCTGTTTAATAATCTCTTCTATTGTATGCTTTTCTGCTAGTATTATTTCTTCATAAACTGCATCGCCGTGATTTATCAGGTATAGTTTTCTCTCCTCAACTTTGGCCGGAACTATTTTCCCAGCTTTAAGTGTCGAAAGAAGGGTCATCTTACCTTGACTGCTCAGCCTCTCTAACACCTTGGGCCAATCTTCTCGCAATAAGCCAATGACATCACCATCTGCATTAGTTTTCTCTGCTTTGTCCTTTGGCGATTCGACCTGCTCTTGTCCCACATCTTTAGTGTCGATTAGTGTCATATCTTGACTTTTTACAGGTTTAGGCGCTAAAGAGTTTACGTTTGGTGTTACAACAACATCCTGTTTAATTTGATTTATATTTTCCAGTTGCCTTTGTAAAGCTGCCACCTGATTTTCCAGGTGCTGTATTCTGGAAATGTAACCTTCTTCTTTTTCCCACAAACCTAAAAGTGTCAGTTTAACCAAAGCAGCTTCTACCACTATTCTGGGCTGCGATGACCACTTTACAGCATTTGCAGCATCATTTAAGATATCAATTATTGATAAGAGCTTTTCTCTGGTATATTTTTGTGCAATCTGCTGAAGTTTTGCATAATCTTCATCTATAACATCAATAAGCTTTCTATCAGCATTAATAGAGACCATCAATAAATTCCTGAAATGTTCCAGCAAATCATCCAGAAATCTAAACAAATCCTTGCCCTGTTTCACAATATTGTCTAGTATTTCAAGTACTGCGGCACTCTCACATTGCAAAACCGCTTTAGAAATACGGTAAAAAACCTCATGGCTTACAGCACCTAACAATGTCAGAACCTGTTCATAGCTTAGTTTTTTCTCACTATATGCAATTGCCTTGTCAAGCAAACTCAAAGCATCCCTCACTGACCCCTGGGAACTTTGAGCTATTTGAACTAATGCCTTATCCTCAGCTTCAATACCTGAATCCGTCAGTATTTTCTTGAGTCTCGCAACGATTTCAGCGGTGCTAATCCGAGTAAAATCAAATCTCATGCACCTTGATAGAATTGTTTGGGGCAATTTGTTAGGTTCAGTGGTAGCTAAAATAAATACCACATAGGCCGGAGGTTCCTCAAGGGTCTTTAAAAGGGCATTAAATGCTTCGGTAGTAAGCATGTGCACTTCATCTATAATATAAATTTTATATCGGCCCTCTGACGGAGCAAAATTTACCTTTTCCCTTAGGTAACGAATATCTTCAATACCTCTGTTTGATGCAGCATCCATTTCAATTACATCTATCATGCTGCCACTGGATATTGCTCTGCAGGATGCACATGAATTGCAGGGACTTGCAGTAGGGCCTTTTTCACAGTTGAGGGCTTTTGCAAAAACTCTAGCAGTGCTGGTCTTGCCCGTTCCCCTCATACCGCAAAACAGATAAGCGTGCCCGATTTTCCCACTGGTCAATTGATTTTTTAATGTGGTCATAATGGCATCTTGCCCTACAATATCATCAAAACTCTGGGGACGGTATTTTCGATAAAGGGCCACATAAGACATAATAACCTCTCCTAAAATATGTAAAATGACACTTTGGATTTTAAAAAGCCGCCGATCTCGTCGGCGGCTAAAATTTATGCCGTGCACCCTCCGTCGATCTTTCCCTCCGAGCGTTACAATGACAGTTAGCTCCGACCAGGCACCTCTGCGCCACATGGAATAACTTCCTCACCGCTGCTTCCTCCCGGACCTGACGGGGTTCGAAAGGTTCCATTGCGCAGGACCCGGCCATCCTCACCACTTGTCAAAGCCGGACCCCACAGGGATAAGACCTCTAGAGGGAATTCGATCCCACTGTAGCGGATTGTGGGTTCAGGGCACCGCTACCTCCCCATCTAGCACGGCAAACTTATAAACATTTAAAGTTAAGTGTCTATAATATTTTACTATATTTAATACCCTAAATCAAGGAGCAAAATGCCATACAGAATGTGCATGTTTTGGGTTATTTAGAACAATTTAACTCAGGCAATGCTCCTGATTAATTTTTATACTAGAAACACGAAAGACCACTTTATAGTGGTCTTTCTTATATATATTATATAAAATTTTATTTTCTAAATGGCGGAGAGAGAGGGATTCGAACCCTCGAACCGCGTTTTAACACGGTTACGCGATTTCCAGTCGCGCTAATTGTATTCTATGCAAGTCTATACTAATCTTTCACAGAGGCTGAAATCTTTGATACATGAGGGTTTCGGCTTTTTTGTCTTTTCTGTTTTAGTCGATATAATTCTAATTTAATTGGTTTAAGATGTGACATCGATGTGACATTGCAGGAAAAATTATTGAAAGCGTCGAACTAGTTACTTTAATTTCTTTAAAACCTTCTCATATTGATAACTAATCATATCGTGTTTCAATCTGCTATAAACTTCATGCTTCGCATCGGCATACCTGCGAGGCCCTGTGCATATATCTTGTATATATTCAGCAAGCTCTTCAAATTCTTCATCAGACAGAGTTTTAATCTTTTCTTTGCATTCGAGCCAGAGGCGTTTACTTATTTCTTTTTGGCGGGCCAGCATAGCGTCAATAGCGGCCCGCCTTTCTTTTTGTCCTATTCTGCCTATCATTTTACCTATACTAAACCCGATACTTTTACCCATGTTGGCAAATCTCATCGATCATTTTCTCCTCTCCAATGACTTTAATGATTTTTGATTCCCTGTATTCCCCACCTGCGACCACAATAGGGAATACCGGCAGAATATTTTTCCATGCTCCCGACAAATATAGCTGTTCATACTTTTTAACATTGACTCGCCCCGAAATTTGCGCCTCATAGGCTATTAAATACCTCTTTGAGTATATTTCTATCTCTGCTAGAACATCGGGCCTAATTTTGCCCAAAATCGGCTCCAAAATCCAGTTTGTGATATTTTGATAATACCTAACATAAAAATCTGTTATTTTAAGCGCGTGAGCCCAATTTTTATGTTTCTTCCCTATGAAATATATATATGGTGCTCCGATATAAGCTCTAGTTCTTTTTATTAGACCAGCATCATAGAGAACCTTTAACCTGCGCCTTGCGATTTTTTCTCTTTGCTTTGCTGCTGGACAAAGTATCAAAGAAGCTTGCGCTGCTGTCATTGCCCTCACTCTCTCCAAGTGCTCCAAAAGTTGCGAGTCTCTTTTCGTTATCATTGTCATTCACCGCCTTTCTGTGAGGTTTCAACATTTCAATCAGTTCTTTTTCTTTCACGTATGGAACTTGCACCGTAATTCGTTTTGCAGGTGTATCCAAAATGGCCCTGCCCTTATGCTGCAGGAAAACTCCATCGTAACTTCCCCTGCCCAGGGCCACTTCTGAATCTGCCTCGGATTTTGTTGCAAAGCAGACCGTTGCCGGCAGATTGCATTTGAGTATACCTGGCAAGTATTCATGGCTGGACCTTTGAGTTGCAATGATCAGGTGAACATCTACAGACCTGGCGGTTCTTGCGATATAGCAAAGAGTTTCGAAGGCCTCTTTGCTGAAAAGAATGTTCGGATATTCATCGATGATGCAAAAAATCGGTTTGAATCTAGGCTTCATATCACCATTTGCCCTACACTTTAGCTGTTCTGCCAGGCGCTTTCTAACTTTGACAATGAGCTGATGCAGAAGCCCTATTGCCTCATCTAAATCCCCCGTAAAATACTTTGTCAGTTTCGCATTTGCAAACGGCACAAGTTCAGAGCCACCTTTCAGGTCAATTATCCAGTATTCCACTTCCTCGGGTTCATGGTGTAGATTAGCATTTAACAGGTTGACATTGAAAAAGTTAGTCTTGCCATATCCCGTCATTCCTGCCACGAACATATGAGCATTGTTGTCGTCAAACTTAAGCGTTTCAATACTTTTATCGTTCTTCTGCCCCACGATCCATTCGTTGGGTTCTAATTCCTGCGGCTCAAATTCAACCATTTCCGGCAGTTTCTTGGTGTGGATCTCCAAAACTGCTTTTTTATTTTTGTATTCTACATTGATTTCTGCGTCATAAAACTGCTCCATACGGTATTTGACCTTTTCAAAATCGAGTGTTGTCAAGCCATATGGCAGCGTGAGCCAGAGTTTTTCCCCTGTATCTGTTTTGATTCGCTTGAGGATCTTCGGATACATTTTTGTTTGCTCAGGACCATCTACGCAGAGACCAAGATTGTCACAAAGGATTTCCCAATCTTGATCTTTGGGCCTTATGGATCTGTATAAAATCGCACCTGCTCCAGCTGCAGTCATTACTGCCGGGATAATGCCTGGGCCAAGTAGCGACCATGCCATAGCTCCTGTAAATACGCCTAACACCCCATCAACAAGCAAGCTATCATTTTTCACGCTATATACCCCCTTTGATAAATAATATATGCTGTAGGATATAAAACTTGCTTGTCTCGTGATATTTTTCCTGTAGTGTGGTATAGGTCACGCCATATAGCAATGGTTACCACATCCAGGATCGTTGCAATGTAATAACAACGTTAATTTAAAAATTTATGACAAGCTCAAACTAAGAAGGGAAAAAATAACTACACACAGAATATATATCTTCGGAGTGATAGCCAATGAGATTGCGACCGCTGATAAGAGAAAGACGAATGGAAAAGCACCTAACGCAGAAGCAGTTCGCGGAGCTGCTGGGCACGCGGCAGGGTGTGGTGTCGAGATGGGAAAACGGGCATGATTACCCTTCGCTGCCATACCTGATAAAAATAGAAAAAATCCTGGATTGCACTCTCCAGGATTTGTTTGAAGCGGAAGAATAAACGCTCTAAGATAAACTTAGGGCGTCTTTTTTATTGCATTCGCACAGTTTTGTACAAAGATACATATGTTATGTACAAAAACGCCCCCCAGCCTAGGCTGTACAAAATCCATAGGTTGCAAATAACCTTCTAGGCAAGCCCCACATGGATTTGACGCTCTTTCGGACCTGTGGATTGCTGTACATATGGACAAAATGGTGGAAAATCCACACTTTTTGGAGCATTTTTCGGGCCTTTTTGTCCATAGGTATTGTGAATATTTTATCAATATGTGGTAAAAAATATGGCTCCCGAAGGAGCCTGTGAAAATAAAAAACCCCCGGCATTAACCGGGGGTGTTTGTGTTCTACTGTGATGTTATTTCCTGTGTGGCCACCTTCGCCCGAGCCACGTCCACCGCTGCTTCACCAAAAATGTAGCCGAGTGCAAGCGCGACCAACTTCCAGTATAGGTCACTATCGATATTTAGTCCTAACCCTTCGCTAAGCACAATAAAAGCCGCACTCGCCACGGCTACCCAAAACTTGCGGCTGGTAAGTTTTTGTTTCCAAAAGTCTTTCATTATATCTCCTCCTTGTGGTTATTTTCAATTTCTTTTCTCTTTATGCCGGCCAGAGCCCATAATTCTATAGTCGTGAAGCCGAACCAGGCGGAAATGAGAGCAGTTGGTTCGCTCCCTACCCGCAAAAACGCATAGAGCGCAGCTACCGTAAAACCAACATTTAATAATATAACTACGGTCACAATAAACTTTGAGAACTTCATTTCTTGGCCACCTGCTTATGGTAACGATAAAGCATAGTTACCATTTCTTCTCTGGTCATAGCATCTTTAGGTCTTGTTCCATCAGTTATCCCTTCTTTTTTAGCCCACTCCCAGGCTTCCTTAGCCCAGCTGGAAGGGGTATTTTGTTCTGCCATTTTATCAGCCCCTTTCCAAGTATTTAGTTCTGCCTGCACCATGTTCAGGAACCTCTGCCAGCCCATATCCAAAGTTCGGTGAGGACAATATTTCCCGCTGAAATCTTGGTGCTTCTTAACCCTGTCAATTCCCCAACCTTTCTCCTTTAACTTGTATGCGATAAATTTGGCGGCTAATTTTTCAGCTTCTTCAAATCTCTTTCCACCAGATTTAGAATAACAGACCTCAACACTTAACCCTTTCCTATTCCCCTGTCCATTTGCCCCATCGCCTGCATGCCAAGCATTGCGATTTTCTGGAATACCCTGAACGATTTCTTTGTCATCTACAGCATAGTGAAAAGATACCTTGTCATCATTTTTGATCATGTAGGCTACTTCATTCGCTGCACTCGCATCGTTAGCGGTGTTATGAACAACGATAAATTCTGGGGTCATTAGATATGGGCACTTAATGCTATATTTAGATAGCGATACCAAGTTTTGAATAATATTCATATAATCACCCTCTTGGTAAACTCTGGATATACCAAATAATAAAGCCTACGCCAGTGCCAATAATGCTGACAACGAGGGCCTTAATCCAGCCGGTTAGGTTGTCTATTTTTTCAATAAGGTTTTGCATTCTGATTGCGAATTCTGCATCAGATTTTTCTAGGGCAACGATGCGTTTCTCATGATCCTTCAAGGTCTCCTTAATCTCTTTATGCATTACACATGCTTCCATGTCGCACCTCCAAATACAAAATAAAAAGAGCCTGCAAAACGCAAGCTCTATGATATGCTTCTTTTATGTGCCATTCTCACTAAATCGGTGGAAATTTCCGTGTATATCATTGTGGTGCTGGGATCTTCGTGACCTAGGTATTGTTGCACCTCGGCTAATGTTGCCCCATTCCGTAACATATCTGTTGCTGTGGTATGCCTTAGGAGATGTGGATGCACTTTTCTTTTAATACCAGCCCTTTTGCCAAGTTCGGCAAAAATCCTCTGTATGCTACGTCGACCCAACCTTTTTATTGGCTGACGTTCAGTGACAAATAGAGCATCAGTATTATCCAACCGACTCATGAGATATTTTCGAATATGAACTTTAGCCTTCTCGCTAATATATACAACTCTTTCCTTATTTCCTTTACCAATTACCCGCAAAGAAAGGTCCTGCCAATTTATGTCCGATTTATTTACTTTCGCTGCTTCATCAAGCCGACAACCAGTTGTGTAGAAAAACTCAACTATTGCCCTTTCTCTGAGTGTTTCGCAGCTATCCCTAAGCAGTTCCAATTCCTCTGGTGTCAATGCTTCCCTCATGCGCTTTTCTGTCTTCATTGGCTTGATTTTCTTCATAGGGTTTTTCTGAATATATTCCTCGACTTCTAGCCAATTAAAGAAACTCTGTAAGGTTGACCGTTCAGTCTCCAACGTTGTATTTACACATCCTGTATGCTTTTGCAACATAGCAAGATACATACGAATATCCATAGCAGTGATATCTTCAACGTTCTTGTGCATATTTTCAGCGAATCTTTTGAGCCGGTAGCCATATCCTTTGATAGTGTTTTCAGATGCTCCTTCAACCTTTTTTGATGCTAAGAAGAGCACTGCCATATCCTGAATATTTGACCGAGGCACCAGAGCCATTTCTGCGGGCCGGATTTCATAGTCATAGAGCACCTCGTCTAGAATTAGCCTTAATTTTTCTATAGGCACCTCCGGCATTTCATTAAGAACCTTGTCCAATATCCTGACAATAACCTCTTCCTTGTGCATAAAAACCCCTCCCTTGTGTGCTCACGGGAGGTCTGGTATAATAAAGATAACCTCCCCGTGAGGTTAGAAGAGAGCTTTCGTGCTTGCGAGGCGGCGAAGCTCTCTTCTTTTTTTGTTTTCTACCAAAATTATACAAGGGAGAGGTTGTAAATATCAAATTTTCAAGAGGTTATGTCATATTTTAAGTCTTATGTGCATTAACTCGGGAACTCTTGTCCTACAATTTGTGTATATTGCTGTTCGGTTAACACACCCAAATTTACTAATCTATAAATATGATTTTCAGTAGCATAACCATTTTCATAACGATATTTCCACTTTTCAAAATCATTCATCTTACTCTACCTCCAATTCCATTGCTAAGATTTCCATTTCAGATATATTTAATTGTATATTCCGTAGAATATCGTTTCTCATTTCTTGTATCGCATGATGCGTGAACTTATCTTCATAATCAATTAAATTTTGTAATTTTAGTATTGCTTGTGATTGCCATTGATGGCAAGTTTTTATCTTTTTCAACAATTCTTTATTGTCCATATTAAACCCTCCTATTCTATATCTTCAACAACAGCCTCAATCGGTGTAAGTGGGAATCTACCATGTAAAGACTCAATCACAATAGCCCAGTTGTCTTGATAGGTATCCGGATGTCCATTATAGATTAAATCAAATTGATTATTACTACCTACAGACACAACATATAGGTCATTATCATCCACATTAGATTTTAACAATACATTGTCGGCATAATTATTAATGTTTTGACTGTCATTCAAATCGAATGTGATTAACTTCTCAATCATTCTCTTATGATTTAAGGTACTTGATGCTCTAAATGAAACTACTAAAACTCTTAAATAAACTGTTCTTCTATTTCCAGCCAATTCGTATCTTATCCTAACTCTTTGATTTGCATTTAAAAGTACCCCCAGTCCTTCCCTGTCAAACATCCATTTTTGGTAACCAGTAGAACCGCCCTGACCTATGCTTAAAGCTAACCCTTTATCTGAAGACCTAACATTTATCCCTTCACCAATGTAGGCTGTCTTAGCAACTGCCAACCCACCCGCAGATTTAAGCGGTGCATTAGTTACACTTGTAGCGTCATCCGTACTTGTAGCCTCTAATGTCGAATGTTTTCCTTGATGAATAGTTTCGGCCTTATGTGCAGCAAGTGCTTGACTTACTTCAGCTACCTCTTGGTCTGTGTATTGTTTTGCTGAATTCAGTGCGGCATCTGCTTTTTCCTGCGCCCCCTGTGGAGTTTCTTTTGTTGCTTCTAAGTCCTCGATGTTCTCTTTGAGGGCGTTATAGTCATACTCGGTGAAATTCCTGGCTATAACGGTTCCGGCTGGCCAGGATTTTGCCACACCCTGGAAGCCTCGCTCAACCGTTATGGCATTATCATTTATCTCAAGCACCTTGACCGTTTCGGCATTTGTGCCGGTACCAAGTGTCATGAGATTGGGCGGTTCTGGTACCCTGGCAGGGTCTAAAACATATATTATAGTGTCACTTTCATTGATGTTGTTTGTTATTGTCGTCTCTGGGCTATTTATCATGCCTGGATACATTTCTTTTAGTGCCACGTGCTATCATCTCCTCTCTGTATTTCTAAGTCTGTATTTTTTTTGCTAAATTTGGTAAACTACCCTCAGGAGGTGTTTTAAAAAAATGAAAAAATTTGGACAAGGTATGATTGTAGGCTTTTTGTTGGCCACATTGCTGATTTCCGGCATCGCCTGGGCAAGCAATCCCATCAAATTAATTGTAAACGGGCAGGAGATAAAAACAGATGTCGCCCCTCAAATGATAAACAGCCGGGTTTTTGTTTCTGTTCGGTTCGTAGCAGAGGCATTGGGAGCTCAAGTTGAATGGGATCCGGAGAATTGGGCCGTAATTATTACGTCAGCTCCCAGTAATACCAATGGTCAAATAAATAGCCCCATTGAAACAGAACAACCTAAAACATATAAAATTGGGGAAATCATAGACCTTTCCGATACTAAAATCCGAGTAAATGAAATATACTATGGTGAAACATTCGACACAATTGTAGCTCGTAATGGCATGAAATTCGCTCTTGCAAATATGGATATATGGATTGCGATGCCTCCAAAAAATAACGTAGCCTGGAGCGGAATTAACTTTATAAATTCCTGGCATACAAAAAGTGGCCAGGAATTACGTGGAGGCAGTTTTACAACTGGAGAATCGGCTTATATTAAAGAAAAAGTATGGAATAATATTATTGTCGCAATCGAGATACAAGATTCTGATGAAATTACGGCTGTCATAGTTAGGGATCCAATTGCAGAAAAAAGCTTTAAAGTCTCATATTGAAATCAATAATTCCCACTTCCACGACTTTGAACAAAAAGTTGTGTGACTATGTTCGCTGTTATACGCCCGAGGGTATCGGGCGTTATTTTTATTTCATGCCATCCTCGTTTAACTTTACCGCCACCGTCCTTGGCAAGGTAGGGAATAATATTTATATCAGTTTCGCTAATTCCGATATTGGGAATTGCATTGCCATCAACCTCTACAATAACTTTAGATGGCCTCTCCGGAGCCTCAAATATTCCATATTCTATCTGATGAGTATGATTAGGCAATGTGATACCATGCCTATGATTAGGAATTACAATACCGTGTGAGTGATCATCTAGCTCCACATCGTGTCTATGAGCAGGCACAGTAAATTCATGGTCATGCTCAGGAATATTGACACTATGTCTATGATTCAAAGTAATGACATGCTGATGTGCTCCGCTTTCTACCCACCGGACAGAAGTTCCGCCAGCTGTCATGAGCATAGTCCCATCGGGAATACCATGATTATGTTGGCCATGTCGGTCGGTCGCCTCAAAGCCTGAAGTATACCCAGCCTCTGTGAACCAGACTCCACCCCCTGAAGTCTGCAATCTTCCTCCTGCCTCACTTGTAGTTCTTTGCACAGAGCCACCACTTTCAGTCGTAGTTCTTGTTCCTCCTCCGGATTTTGTAGTAGTGCTCATCCCGCCACCATCTTCTGTAGTATCTGCATAGGCCCCACCACCTGCAATAGCTTTGCTATACGCTCTGAAGGCTGATACTTCATAGCTCAGTAACATTTTATTTATGCGTACAGTCTCTTCTGGGATATAAAATTTTAGTACCGCTGGGTAGTTAGGATCGCAATTGTCCATAAAATGATAGCTGTCAAGATTGGTAGCTCCCTGCGCATACACTTCATTTATTCTGGTTCTGTCTTGCAGTTCTGAAATACTTCCAGCTATATCCCTATTTTTGTTTGCAATTTCAATTTCTATATCCCCGGGATTGCCGGTTACATCTGACTTCGATACTTTTACAATTGGCAAATCCTCTATGATATTGTCTTCCTTGTCTATGATTCGAACAATATCGCCAGGGAAAAACCTTTCATATTTGTTTGGATCTCTTCTGTGCAAATCTACAGCTTTAACAGAGTATGATTTATACGGATTCTTGAGCTCATTGAGCAATGCCTGGCCATAGGCCTTTAGTGTTTCAGGATTTTCAAATCTTCTATCTACAAGAATACTTGACTTTATGCCCCAAGTTGTTGCTTCACCATTAGCCTGTAAATATGGCAATCCATTGTTTACGCTTTCAATTCCAAGCTGATTGTCACCTTCACCGTAGCCTAGACAATAAAGTCTTGTCACAATAGAAGTAGGGTCAACTTCTTTCTGGATTTCCACCATATTCTTTTTGTAAACTATGTCAGCTTTGAACTTAGCCGGCAATTTCTTCAAGTGTAGTCTCCATACGCTGCCTGTTGTATCAAATTCCCATCTATATTTCTCATCAAAAGGTTTTGGCACCGAAAATAAGGCTGCCAAAAGGTTTTCATTTTCCCATTTGTATTCAAACTGTCTTTCAAACTCACATATTCCCAGCTGCCACCTGGGGGTAAGCTGATGGTCAAGGATATATCTGATTACTTGAGCCGTCCTAATGCCTAATCCACCTATCTGATGGTATCTAAAAAGCACGTCATCTAGCAGAGTTGCCAAGACGTGCTCACATTGATATACAATATCGCCTTTAGTGTTCCGGGTCAGCCTTGAGGGCATAATCCGAAATAGTTCAATCCGCTCCCTGCTGTCGTAAATTTCCACGTAGTTGAAGGGCTGACAGTAGATGTTTTTCGGGTCATCGGCAGGTAGGGTGAAAGTGGCATACCAGAGTTCGTTCAGTGTTAGCTCGTAACCAATGTTATAGGCGTTCTGCAGATAGGCGAGTTTTTTCATATTTTGATCGTATACGCGAATAATGTTTTCCATCTACAACCACCTATCTTTCCAGATAATATCAAAACTAATTTCCCTGGATTCGCTCTCATCGTTGTATTCAATGGTATTTTTGCCGTTTAGCAGTGTTATAAATTCTGCATCTGCTGCAAAATATTCCATAGCATTTTCACCGTTCAAAGTTACTGTTAAATCACAAGTATTAATTACTAATTCATCACCCGGTCGCAACACCAGTTCCTCAAAACGCATAATCTGTTCGCCAGATAATTGCTGATTTGCTTGCGTCATTATGACCAAGGCGGCCGTGCCAGCCGACACGATGAAAACCTTTGTGCCGTCGGCTACGCCGCTCATAGTCAATACAGCGGAGGCAGTAGAATATTTGATTATCGTCCCATCAGTAAGGCTACCTAATTTCAAGCTTGCCTGGCCGCTGGCACTTATTGTCCGCTGGACATCGACCGGAATAGTTCCTAATTTAAGGAGGGCAATACCACTATTACTGGAAATAGCTGCACTTGGAACGTTGAATTTACCCCTGTTGTAGGGCTGCCTATTGAACATAGGATCACCCCTATTCCATAGTCACTTGCAAATTACCTATTTCAATGGTAAAACGATTTCCTGTTTGGATATTTTCGACCCTAGAAAAACTTCCTCGACATAGCAAATTGCCCCCGGTTTGAGCAGTCCTGATACCCCAATGCGATACCTGCCCCCAATCGCTTTGAGCAATTGGGAACTCTATCTTTTGATTATTTGAAATTACTGCCTTGTCTCCAACTTGTGTGGGAGCACCGAATGTTATTTGTTGCCTTTGATATCCTGCTCCTGATACCTCTGTACCAGTATCCGCATCGGTTGGGTCATTTAAATATAGAGCTAAATATAATGCAGTAGGTTGAGCCACCGATTGATTCCTGAAAAAATAATTCAAAATGGCTTCCTCAAGCCAGTTGCTTGCACTTGCCAATTATATCGCCACCTTTCGTGTAATGGTAATGCCTTCTATATTTGAATCACCAACATTCTTTATCGTAATGATACATGGAGTTTCAGATGTTCCTTCTACTTTTACCAATATGTCGTAAGGTCTTGTCGTGATATTCGGCACATTAACCTGCCTATATTCAAGGCTTTCAGCAAAGGGCTGGCATTCAAATGTTACTTCCAAAAGACCTGCTGGTATCAAGTCTATCTGCTCTATTCCAACATAATTGTAGACGGCAGCATCATATGCCTTATCAGGTTCATCATCGAATATTAGATAGCCCTTTCCGCTCAACCAACTTGCTATTTCCCTAGCCTTTTTCCTAAGTTCTATCCAATCAGTATTCTTTAGCAAGCCTATCTTTACCTGAATGGATCGCTTTTCATAGGTATTCAAGCCAAAATCTATAGTTCCGTGTCGGCCAGGGATTGTAAATTCATTTTTGCGGAGTTCGGGAATTAATGACCTGTCAATGCTCCTTACCCCGATTCCAAAGGTAGAGGAATGAATATTGCGGAAGGTAAACCCTATCATGCTGGAGCTAACCCCCTTCCCCTAGCAGATTGTTGCTGTAATTTATACAATTCTTGAGCAACTTTCTTGATGTCGTTTTCTTCTCGTATTACAGCATGTACCACAAAGCTATTGGTGGTGTTGAATGTAGAAGAAGTGTAGTTTTGCGACATATTAGGTATCATAGCATTCAATGTGCTTTGTAGTTGAGGCATGGCCTTTTTCATACCGTCCATGAATCCTTCAATCATGTTATAGCCCCAGTCTTCTATAAACCGGCCTTCTCCTTTTTTGGCAGGAGAACTAAACCCTAAGTAATCCTTGACAGTTCCAACTACGCTTGATACCGCATCTCTCACTCTGCCTATCATCGATTTTATTCCGTCTATAAAGCTGCTTATTAATCCCCTTCCCCAATCTACGGCACTTCTTATCATTCCTGTAAAGAAGTTAGTAATATTGTTTTTGAGGGTATTAAATACGGTCGATAGCAAGTCCCATGCTCCGGCTACTATGTTCCGTATAGCCTGCCACATACCGCTCCAAATGTTTTTGAGACCCTCAGTAAATCTAGTCCAGTCTCCTGTGATAAGGCCAATAAAGGCTTGTATGATGCCTTTTATCACTTTTATAACTCCATCGATGATTTCTTTTATGTTTTCCCAGACCTGCCTTATGCCTTCCCTGAAATCTTCATTGGTTTTCCAAAGCGTCACTATTACGGCAGTGATAGCCACTATTGCTGCTACTGCAATCCCGATAGGTCCTGTTAAGGCTGCTATAACTGCAGATAATCCTCCTGTAGCACCAGTGGCGCCTGTCAGTCCTGTTGTCAAAGGGCCTATTAATTTTATTATTGATGATAAGCCAAGAGACATTTGCCCTAACACTATCAGCAATGGGCCTATCGCTGCAGCTATGCCAGCTATAACAATGATTGTGTTTTGCATACTAGGAGACAGGTTGTTAAACCAATCAGCTAATCCTTTTATTTGTTCAACCAGCCACTCAAGTGCTGGCTGAATGTTGTCATATATGGTCAAAGCCACTTCTTCAAATGCAGATTTCATTTCCTGAATACGGCCATATAGATTGTCAGTCATTGTTTCAGCCATTCTGGCTGCTGCACCATCTGCGTTCTCTAGTTGTTCTGTGAACTCAGCTAGACCCTCAGAGCCTTGAGACATCAATGCTATCAGTGCTGGCCCTGAAGCAGTGCCAACTAGCTGCATTGCTTGTGAGCTATCCATGCCTGCTTCTTGTAGTGTCCGCAAAATGTCTGTTAGTGAATGCATTGAAGGATTGACATCATCAACAGTTAATCCAAGCGTTTCCAATGCTTTCGCTGTCTGCCCTGTCGGATTCTGCAGTGACGCGATGATGCCACGAAGAGCAGTACCAGCACGCTGTCCTTGGATACCTGCGTTAGAAAGAATACCAATTGCAGCTGCAGTTTCTTCCAAAGACAAGCCAGCCCCTGCTGCTACAGGAGCCACATAGCTCATTGCGTCACCCATCTGCTCAACGCTGGTGTTGGCACTGGCAGCCGCTTTTGCTAGTACATCAGCTACCTCGGCTGTTTTTTCTGCTTCTATGTTAAAGCCAGACATAATGTTTGTAGTGATGTCTGCAGCTCGTCCTAAATCAAGTTGCCCAGCCGCTGCCAGGTCTAATAGCCCTGGAAGTGAATCCATAATCTGTGCCACATCATAGCCTGCCATAGCCAAGAAGGCCTGAGCTTCTGCTGCTTCAGATGCGCTAAAAACAGTAGCGGCGCCCATTTCACGTGCTTGCTTTTCTAGCTTCGCCATTTCTTCTGCCGTAGCACCGCTCAAAGCCTGCACCTTTGACATGGCAGCTTCGAAATCCATACCCATTTTAGCAGCTGCGGCTCCGACACCGAGTATAGGCGCTGTAACCTTTGCAGACATGCTTTTACCGATATCAGTAGCCGTCTTGCCGAATTTATCTAGCTTATCAGTTATGGGCTTCCAATCCATTTCGTTTAACTGCTTGTTGAGCTTTTTAAGTTCTTCTTCTGTCTTAATAATTTCTCTTTGGAGAGCCCTGTATTGTTCTTCGCCAATCTCACCACGTTTGAATTGTTCTTGCACTTGCCGTTCTGCTTCTCTAAGAGTATCCAGCTTCTCTTTAGTGTTAGATATTGCATCAGATAGAAGTTTTTGTTTCTGGGCCAGAAGTTCGGTATTTTTCGGGTCTAATTTCAGAAGTCTCTCGACTTGCCGAAGTTCGCTCTGTATATCTCGGGATTTTTTATTTACTTCCTCTAGTGCTTTATTTAAAGGCTGAACATCGCCACCAATTTCGATAGTTATTCCTTTGATTTTTCCTGCCATATATTCACCTGCCTTTCTTTAAAAGGTATCAAAATCAGCTTGTGTAGCCTGTCTTACTTCATCTTCTTTTCCATCGCTTAAGTTCAAATTGTTATAAGTCGTTATATAACCTACAATCATACCAACAGTCATAATCTCAAAATCACTTAAAGTTAAACCCCTCTCCAATGCTCTAACCATCAAAATTTCTGTAGTTAGCTCAAAGGAAGAGGGGCCTTCATTACTCTCTATTTTTTTTTACTTTTAGCAGTCGATTGTAAACTTGCCATGATTAGTTCCATAACTTCTGGGATTATTTCTACTAAGGGAAATTCTGAAAAAGTGTCTAACCATTCCATTGGTGGCGGTATAGACGAATCTGCAGTTTTTGCTAAAGTCCAAATCAGATTATAAAAAACTTCTAAATCCAAAGCCGATATATCTTTCAGTTCGTTTATTTTCATGTCTATTGCATTTTGTAATTTGAAGATATCTTGTATAGCATCTCTGCCAAACTGTGCTTTGTATCGCAGTAAAAAGGCGCCAGTGCTTTTAAACTTCACCTGGCGCCCATCAATCGTCAATATCTTCTCCATATATTATTCCTCCGAAGATGATTCAGTTTTTATATAAACTTGATTAAAGAAAGTATCATAAGCTGCACTACCTTGAGGCACTTTTGCTTTTACATCTCCGGTGTCTGGAGCTGGCCGTGCTGTGATATTTAAAGTTTCAGTCTGAGGCTCTTTGGTATTAGTTCGGGTAGAGCCAGAAACACTAGGCCTGGATGCCAAAACGTAATATAGCACATGTCTTGTTTTCTTAGCATCGCCATCAAATTCAAATAAGAGTGCAAAATGCTTTGCTTTTGCGTCCTTGTTTTCGATAAGCGCCCCGTTTGCGTCAAGCTCGTCGCCCAGCACATCCACACGGAATTCGTCCGGAATCAGGGCCATTTCAAGGCTTCCAGTGTAACCATCATTTGTGTTTTCCTCGTAATACACAGAATCATCCGCGTAAAACTGAACACTCTCTCCGGCTGCGTCCAGAGTAAGATTGACAGCTCCCCTGATAGGTTTTGGCGTATCGTATGTTATTACACCATCTGTTTCCGTGACAACTGCATAATGCACATTTTTAAGCCCAAATTTGACTTTATTGGCCATTGGCTATCTCCTCCTTAAATTTCATAGAGGACCTGATACAGGCCCTCCGATTCAATATAGGTTTCGGTCTTTTCCCAAAAGATGTCGTGCTCATCGAAAAGGTCCTCTATCAGCTTTTCGCTGACTGGATCCTTTTTGGCAGTGTATAGCTCTACCTGGTAATTAGACTGCTTGCTATAGACCCTATTATCTGCGCCGAAGTTTGAACTATAACTAAAAAGATAAACGATATACGGCGGGCAAGGTGGCGATACGAAATGGTGATAGGCAACTGGTAGGCCGGTAGTTTTAAGCATTGCAAAAAGGGTCGCTTCATCCACGTTCAATCGCCTCCTCCACCTCAACTACAAATTCCTGAATCACCATTTCTTCTGCCGGCCGGATATGCGGCTTGCCCTCTACCCTGCCACCACCTCGTTTGGCATGGCCGTGTTCCAGTAAATGCGTCAACCTATAATGAGGAGCTTTAGCATGAATAATTCGTTTATGCGGCTGCCCGATTTCCTTTTCGGTAGACATAGTCCAGCTTTTTGCGTATTTCCCTGTTTTCTTCGGCGATGTCTGCCTGAGCTGCTTAACCGCCGCTTTGCCGACTTTTTCACTCGATATATTGACCTTCTCTACTACTTCTTGGGAGTATTTAGATAGCTCTTTGGCTATTTCGGCGGCAAGTTGATCAATTTTTATATTGGCCATCCGCACCACGCTCCAGCGCCTTTATTTTCACCCACAGGCCGTCATCCTTCAAGAAGTCAATCTGTTTAATGTCGTAGAATTTTCCATTATGCTTGATTCGGTAATCGACTGTGTTCATTTCATCAAAAAAAGGGGCGTACCGGGCGGTAAATATCAGTGTGTTCTCTTCACTGACGGCCTTGGCCGCATAGTATTCTTGCCCCCATAAGTTTGTCCGCTCAACCCATATCTCCCGCCAGTTCTTCCATTCCCGGGTTTGGTTGCCAATCTCATCCTTGACTACATCAAATTTCTGAAGAATTATCTTCCTCCTAAGGACCCTGCCGACATCCTTCATCACTTCAGCTTTACTCTTCAGCATCGGCATCCTCCTCCGCCGGCATCAGGGCCACCCCGGTCATCAATTGTAGCCGCAAGATTTCCTCCCGAAAGTTCTCCTCGAAATACTCACTGGCATTGTTGTAAGCATAGCGGACAAAGTCAAATAAAAGGGAGCGGGCTTGGCCTTCTGCTTCAAAGTCTAGCTCTGCTCCTATTAGCATATTTAACTTAGCCTTGCCTCTGTTTATCAGCGTTGTTAGAACACTATCCTCATCATCCCATGTAATTTTTAAATATTGTTTTGCATCATCGAGTAGGCTCACATTATCACCTACTTTTTAGCTTTTTAGGTTTCTTTTGAACCTTGTTTCCTTCTACCTTCTCTACCAAAATACCATGAGCGGTAGAGTTTATTTCCTCATACCGCTCTTTGGTGATTTCCAATTCTTCTCCTGTTTTGTGCAGTTTCTTGGTGTATTTATCTCGGAAGTCTTTTATAACTTTAACTTTCATTTATTACGCCTCCGGCACATCTGCTTCCATATCACTGATGTCGAATACAAGGAACGATTCATTGTCTAGCGGCTTGCCGTTCGCGTACTGTTTAGTAATATAGGCCCTTTCATCTTCCAGGAATTTATAGTGGTCGCTGAATTCGATTTTCTGTGAAGAACCTACACCCATAAAGTAGTCTTTTGCCATTCCTGCAATTAGCTTTCCTTCAGGCACTGCAATTGACTGTACAACAGTAGCAGGAATAGGAAGTACTCCATATACGTAAGCGCCATTTGCCGTCAAAACCGTGGTTCCGGGGAATATTTTGCTCCAATAATCCAGCGGATTAACGATAAGTAATACATTAGATACTGCTCTTTTCCCGCCTTTTGTTAATGGAGCCATAATTTGTTCCCCTAAAGATTTTGGTTTCAAGTCATTCAAGGCAGCAGCAGTTTTGTCTGGATATACACCATCTACAACCGCTCCTTCAAGGTCTTTCATCATACCGATAGGCTGTCCTTTGCCAGTACCAGCAACAATTGCCTGTTCTAAAGCAATAGCAATGGATTCATACAACATCTGACGCACAAACCTATCCAACCATTCTGGCCCCAAATCCAGCATTGCTTTTGCTACAGGCACATAAGCGCTCAACTTGTATAATTCGGTGCTTTCCTTTTTAAAGGACATGCTTAATTTTTTCTGAATTGCATCAGTGAGTGCTCCCCACCATGCAGCTTCAACATCGCCATTTCTGGTAATCCATTCAGTAGTAGCTGTAGTGTTAACAAAGTCAATTTCAGAAAGTAGTGGATGATTCTGCCTCAAATCTTCAAATACTCTCTCAAAAATTGTTGGTGGCATGAACTTTTCGGTACCACTAAAGCCTTCTCCATTAATTACTTCGTTGTAAAACTGTTTTTCTTCTTTTGTTAACGGGTTTAACCCACGTTTTGCCATCACTGCCTGGTCACTTAAATCATCATTAACTCGCTTTGCTTCTTCTAAAATTTTAGTTTCAATAGACTTAGCTAATGCAATTTGTGCTTCTACAAAAGCGTCACTGTCTCCATTTTCAATTGCATTTTTAATTTGATTCTTTAACTCCAACTCATTTTTTTGTTTTAAATCTTTATTATCCATACCCATTATTCATTCCCTCCTGTTTTATTTTTTATAAATGAATTAAATAAAGCAGGCTTTTTGTCTCCTGCTTGAATATTTTTCTTCTTTTTGTTTGTTATGTTCTTTTTATATTTATTAAAAAGATTTTCCTTGACGCTGTTCTGCGGTGCATTTTCTTCTGCACTTTCTTCTATGACTTCATCACAAAAACCAAATGCTAAACATTCCTCAGCTGTAAGCCAGCTTTCTTCAGCAATTAAATCGTTTAATTCTTCTTCAGTGCCAACAAATCTATTTTTATAGCTCGCTTTTACTGCTGAATCAATTTTATCTAAATCATTTGCTGTTTTCCTAAGTTCATCAGCATTTCCAAGTGCAAGCGTCCATGCTTTATGAATCATCATCATAGAATTTGGAAACATGCTTATCTTCTCGCCAGCCATAGCCACCACACTAGCCCCTGATCCTGCTAGGCCATCAATGACGATATTTACTTTCCCGTCGTGCTGCTTAAGTAGGTTTCCAATTGCTATACTTTCAAAGACATCACCGCCACCAGAATTAATATGAACGTTGATGTTTTTGCCTTTCAGGTTTTTCAGTGCATTTTTTACTCCTTTGGCAGAAATAATATTTTCTTCGTCCTCGTCGTCCCACCAATATGCCTGCCTTATAGTTCCATAGAGATACAATTCTGCAGTTTCACTGTCAGCTTCGTTTTTCACCTCCAACTTTGTTTCAATTTTTGGGATTTTGATTTCTTTTTCCAAATTAATCACCTCCTTCAAATCTCTGTTCTATTCTTTCATAATTCTTCGTCATCCAACGTGCCTGGCTCCACTCGGTTCCAAGCGGTTCTAAGCCCAACAGTTTCAAACAATCATCTACCGAATACGCGCCAATCCGGATAAGTATATCCAGCGCGCCGGCTACATCGGTAATATCAACCGCTCGAATTCTGCTAGTATCAAGTTTTACGTATGTTCTTTCCAGGTATGCCTCTTTCCCGTATAATTTTCGGTTGATTTCGTCAGTTAATAATTCAGCTAACGGATTAACACAAAACGTTAAAAAATTATTTACTGCTTTGCTTGTATCTGCAATATTACCTTTAATAAGTTGAGGTGGTACCTGGAAGGCAATAGCTACAAAATCAAAAATATCATTAATAAATTCTCGTATATCTCGGCCTTCGATACTTCCTTTTGAACTTATATTGCTCTGCAATTCCTCATATTTCATACCATTTGATAAAGGCAATACTGCCCCACCTTCTGCTTCGTAAAACCTTTTAATACGGCTATTTAGAAGGTCTTGCAAGTCTTTTTGTGCTTTATCGGTCTGTGGGTAATTCGTAGGTATTTCTAAAGTGCCTCGCTTTGCATTGTTACGTATATAGTGTTTTTGGCTTGCTGTTATTAGCTTTGCGTATGACTGATACAGCCCTTCAATTACGTCACGAATTTTCTTGTCGTGTAGTTCAAAATGAAATACCTGCGATTCCAGGTATGAATTATTAAGCTGATAATCATCTATAACAATGTCGCGGTAAATATTTTCTTTGAATGCATATCTGGAAACTGTAAAACTATCAGCTACATAAAACATGTCATTTTGCTGAATTACCAGACATTCGTTGTCGTATACAAGCCGGTGAATTACATCTCGCCAGAATTTGCTAGCTGATTTATTCTGATTAGGCTCAACGTTAAAAAGATAGTAGTTTTCGCCTCGTATTTCTTTTCCTTTTTCGTATGTTAGAAACTCACTTCTAGAAACTGCGTTTGCTATAAGGTTTACACACGATTGGACCGCAAGCTCTTTAAAAAACACTTCAGCAGCTATTTCGCCGACTACAACATCTAGCGGTAGTGTGCCGTCATGCTTATTAAATAATCCTAGTACCCAATCCCATAGCGCCATCTATTCACCACCTTTCTAGCTAGAAGGTCACGACATCCAAAGTGATTATATCGTTTTGGACTTCTTCTAGTTCGCTATCTTTTGTAAGTGCATGCACTAAAGCAAAAAACCCGTCTGTTTTACGGGTTTTGGGTTCGATTTTTATATATGTTACATTGCCTTTTTTGTCAGTTTCTGTAGCGGTGTTATTCGTGTACCAGCGCATAGTTGGGTTGTCGCCGAATACTAGGGTTTCTTCAGCAAAAGACTGTTCAATCAGCGGAGCAACCTTCGCATGCGTGATAGGCCCGCTGCGGACCTCAGTCAGCGGTAATCCTTTCTGATTAAACTCTGATTCAAGCAGCGATTTCCTATAACTGTCGCAAACAATGTCAATAATGTTGTATTTTTTTGCCTGTTCTAAAAACCAATTAGCTATATCCGATGCACTGATATTTGGACGGTTAATTATAGTTATCAATCCCCTGTCAGCCATTTCTCGCACTGGAAACTTTATCGGTCTGCTTTCAACTTCTAATGCCAAGTGGCAAACGAAAGTATGTTCAATCCAGTACCGCTTGCCTTTGTATTTGAATAACAATCCGCATGAAGCAAAGTCAGTTGTCCTGGCATAGTCAATTGCTCCTATGCACTGTAACCCTTCCAACTCATTATAGGGTATAGGCTGGTTTGTTGCTAAAATTTTCTCCCAAGGAGCAACTACCGTAAAGTTATCCTGCGCTGGTAAATTCATTCTCTTAGTCATAAAATCAATTGCTAAGTGCGATTGATACTTCATTTTTGTGTATGCTTTGTTCAGTTCTTTTTGCAATTCTGGAAAATACGGTAGCGAAGGATTGGCTTTAACCCAATTTTCTGGGTTGTGAACTTCTTCTTTATCGTCAAGCTTGTAAATCAGCGGTAAAAAACCGATGTCTTTGATTTCGCCGCTTAACACTTTTTCTGCTAAGTCTAACAGCTCATCAAGCACGCCCTGCCGAACATAACCGTTTGTTGTAATATAAAAAGTCCGGCTGTGTTTCTTTTTCCCAAAGCCGGAAGTGAAAACCTTGATGCTATCCCATGTTTCGTATTCGTGTACTTCATCAAAAATTAGGCAGCCAGAACGTTTACCGTCTTTTGTTTTAGCGTTGCTTGTGTTGTATTTGATGTAAGATTTTGTTTTTAGATTTACAATTACTTGTTTAGTTTTGTAAAAGAATTTTTTTGACTTTTTCCAAGTCTTTTCAAGTACGTTATACACATCATTAAAACTAGTTTTAGCCTGATCTTCACTATTAGCAATAATATCAATGTTGTATTCTTTAATCCCATGATAATGCGTTGTTAAGTACCATGCTACAGGAGAAATAAAACCATTTTTACCATTACCGCGGCCCATCTCAATAAAAAATTCGTCAAACACAACCATGTCTGACGACTTGTAATAACAATGAATCAGCGCAATAATAAAAAGCTGCCAATTCAGCAGCTTTATTTCAAAGTATCGTTCTATTAGTTCAACGGCTTTGTCAATTTTTTCAGTGTCAATAAATACGTCTGGATTATCCAGCTTTTCCTCTATGTAATCCATCGCCTGCTTGAGTTCTCGGCAGGCTGGTATCTTTCCGCTTCGTATATCGTCCATATACGAATCAATGAACGGGTGGTAATCTCTCCGCCTTTTCTGCATTTACATGTTCACCACCTCCGGCTAAACGTAGACAATCTTACATTTCCCAATCTTCTTCATCTTCTTCTGCTTCAAATTTACTCGGTTTCAACCCGAGCGAATCAAGCAGGCGCAGCATTTGATTATTTACGTTAGTTAGCTCTCTAACACTATCGTTTTTCTTGTATCCCCATTGATTTTCTCCATTCTGATATTTGATAGTTACGCCTTTTTCTTTAATGTCTTTGATTAATTTGTTTTTAACTTCCCAAAGGGCCATGTAATCATTGACAAGGTCAATGTAATGTTGCCCAAAGACACCATTTCTTTCGAGTTGGTCTAATAGGTCTTGCTTAATTTGTGTTTTTTTACTTTTAGCCATTTTTTACCACACCCTCACGCGAAAAATTGCAAAAATCTGTTTTGGGAGGCCCGCAGGCCGGTCCCCCAGCGCTCTAGAAAAATCGATTTTTTTGACCCGGGGGGTATTTAATTCTATGTTTTGTTATCATTTCTGCTTTATTACCTTCATCAATAGGAATAAACAAGTGACTCCCGCATTGCCCGCACATATGCCCGTCTGCTGTCCTGCTTGGATACATAGCTTTACTTTTACAATCAAGACATTCAAACACAGTATACTTACTCATGTTTTACCACCTCTCTGGTGTAATCTGTTTCCGTTTCTCAGCTTCCACACTCGCCAGTTTTTCCGGATGTTCTTCATTGTGACAAGCGTTACAAAGGCTAATCAAGTTGTCATCATTAAGTGCCAGTTCAGGGAAATCCTTCAGGTGCTTTATGTGATGCACCGTTTCCGCCCTGTGATATTTCCCTTTGCTCTTACACTTCTGGCACTCGAAGTTGTCACGCTGAAGTATTTCTTTTCTCTTTCGTTTCCACTCAGCGCTTTTATAAAATTTTCTAACGTCACCTTGCTTGATTGCTTTTATCAATGCTTTTCGCATTTAATCACCTGAGTTAAAAAATCAAAAAGCACCGGTTTCCCGATGCTCCAGCCGGGTTAGCCCCGGCTCCACTACCTACGACACATTCGTGTTTTCAGTAGTTCATTATATATTATATCACATAAGTATGTCTCGTTTCTGCACGATTTCTGCAAATTTTATTCAAAGTCTAATAATCCAAGTTTTTGACCTACTGCGATAACTATTTCCCGACGTAATTTGAAGTATTGCCGATCGCTGATTCCCATTTCAACTACAATTTCTTGCCAAGGCATGCAGTCTTGATATTTGTGCTTAAATAAGATTCTATGCTGTTCACTTAACATTGCCAAAGATTTTTCTATAGCATTTATTACCTTTTCAGTATGTATAACAAAAGTAGAAGAAGTGAGTCTGATAGCTTTTGTTGCTGTAGAATCTCCTGGCCCACTTTGAACTGATACTTCTGGAGAAGGCGAACTTTCTAATATCTGCTCCCTGTAAAGCTGCAATTCCTTTTTGGTCTGCTCATAATTATATAATTCATGTTCTATATATCGAAATATACTCTTATCAATCCGCATATAAATCTTCCTCCTTTTCTCCTGGCAGTATGCCACCTCTGCCGCCCTTAGGCCTTTCCTGCATTATGTATTTGTAATATTTGTCTTTTCCAGAAACATCAGCTGCAGCTAAAACCCTTTCTGTTACATCTATCTTTCTTTTTGTTTTCATGAATTTCACGAACTGTATGTAAATCCCTGGTTGCTTTTCTCTGATATATTCCTCAATAGTGATGATGCTTTGGCTCTTCCTAGCCATTTGTATATATTTCATGCTCTCCCCTCCCGCGCATTTCCTATATCTCATCCTGCCTCTTATACAAGGTCTGAAGCCCTGATAACTGACTTTGCAGGGCCTGGAGCATGTCCTTTGCTGTCTTATATGTCACTTCTGCGAGGTCTCTTTTGAACTTTAGGTCGGCTAGATTCCCCCGGGCCACATCTGCTATGAGCGAAACTGGCATTTTCTCATCTTTTAGGCGAATTATTTCCTTGGCCAGGGCAAGCCTATATTCATGTTCGGCCTCAGCGTATGCTTTCGCATGGCCGTAGAGGCTTTTGACGCCCTTTTGTATTTGCTGGGTTGTATCATAGATTGCCTGGCCAATATCCTGCATATCAAGTGCCATTAGTATAGCCTCCCTCCCATTAAGCGCCTGATGATATCCTCTTTTGCCATATATCCTGCTCTTTTCGGAACTGCCTTGAAGTGTTTTTCTTGACTTTTCTTTAACCCGAGTATTTTCCGCACCTCCGTAAAGGTGTAATACTCATTTGGCAGTAGTTCAAACAATTTTTCTTGCAACTCTCGCTTATATTTAAGGTCTGTTTCTCTGTTCATGTGCGGGCCATCATTCCCACGATGTTGTTCCGAGGTTAAGTATTTGTAATTGAACGGAAAATCCAATCCTCCTTGACTACGAAAAACAATATGATGACGCTCCATCATCTTTGCTCTCCTCCCCAAAAGAAAAAGGCACTTCAACAGCTTTTCAGTCGAAGTGCCTCCGGTTTTCCGGTCAGCTCCGATATTCTTTTGTCGCATTTTCTATGTTATGTGCTACTATTTGTTTACGTACTTTATATCTCTTACCATTACAAAATAACTCCACTAAACAAAATTCATTGTCGTACCACTTAACAACTCTACCTCTTGCATAATGTCCCGTTGGTTCGCCCTTGAAATCAAACTCAAAATCTTTGTGAATTAACTCCACCCATTCACCATCCATTAAATTTTCACTCCTTCGTATAAATAACAGACTGCGTTATAGCTTCACCTTCTTTATTCCTTCCTCTATAAAGACCGGTAAACCATCTTGTACCTTAATTGTGACCTCCCCATGACCCAGCTGCCGGATGAATTCCAGCAGCCGGCGTTCTTTTTCATGCAGCTTTTGTCTGCTTTCTGTGATGTATACTGTTTTCACTTCCAT